CTATATCCATGATTATCAATTCTTACAATGTTGGAAGCAGTATTGATCCCTACTGGTGAAGTTTGAGTATACTTATTTCCATATCCACTTCCACTCTCAACCACTCTGATTGAGGATATTTTCTTCCTGGGTTCAGACGTACTAACTTGATGAGTTCCGTCTCCATAAGATGATAAATCTATAATATTTTTACCAGCAATCGCATCATCAAAAGTTTTATAAAACTTGACTCTAAACGCATCAACAATTCCTACATAATACTCTGATTTATCAACTAATCCACCAACTTCCGTTCCACCATTGGTTTCATAGTAAATTCTTTCACCATTTCTGAGTTTGTGAATTTGATTAAATGCTACAGTATCATTTGTAAGGTCAACTTGATTTGCAGATATTACTGAGTTAAATTGCACAGTATAGATGAACTTCATCAAAGATGCTTCTGCTATTGCACCAAGTCCATTTCCACCTCTAATTGATATTGTTGGAGTCTCAAGGTAATCAATACCGGGATCTATAATTTCAATTCTTTCAAGTCCACCATCTACAGATACTTTTCCTTCTGCCGAAGAACCAGAAATGTCTGATATATTCAATACGGGTGGATTGATAATATCATAATTATCTCCTTTTGCAGTAATAATAAGATTCTCAATTTCACCAAAGTGAACCGAATCCTGTGATTTATAATTAAATGCTTCTACACCATTTACAAATAGTCCAATTGCCCCCGGTTCTGTTGATACTTTATTCTTAGTATCAACAGAATTTCTAACTAACCTAATAAGTTTTTGTGGTCCAAGAGTTTGTCCCCTATATCCAAATTTAACTAATTGTGCATTGGAGACTGTACCACTTATAACAAAAAAGTTATTATTTGAAATATTTGGTTTACTTGCAGCAAGACGAATCGTTGTAGAATTTACAACCTTAACAAAATAAGTTCCATTTGAGATGTTTAAACCGGTTCCAACATATTCAACAGCATCTCCAGTATAAAATGGATGAGATCCAATGTTAAGATCTGTGCCCGAGAAAGTTCCAGAGAAAGTTACTGAGAAATCTTCGGGATCGAGAGATGTTTCTGGATATGATGGGATTGAATTAGATGTAACATAAACATCATCATTGTCCAAATATGTGTTTTGAACATTTGTGATGTAGTTTGAAATGAAGGAAAATTTGGAAGAATTTCCCTTAAGGACTTGCCTTTGTACTTTATAAGTTCTGTTCGTAGGTAAATTTATGCCAGATACAATGAACGCTTTTTTATTAACAACCTGGGAAATCATAAATGTATTTGCGCTACCAGTATTATCAGTTAAGACTACAGCATCTCCAACAATAATATTATTTTCATCATAAGTCTCTATCCGATACGAATTTGATCCAAAAAAGGATTCGGTAATTTCTTTCACATCAAGTGTGTTTTTTAAGTTATAAAACCAATTTTTTGTCTTTAATGAATCAGAAATCTTACCAGGAGATTGAATCTCAATCTTATCGTTTTTTTCAAACAAATAGTTTTCATTTGGGAGAACTAAATCACTCAGAACAGCGCCTATACGGACTTCTACGGGGTTCTCTTGTGTGGTAGAGGTAAACCCATAAGCAACGTTGTTTTGACGCAACTCCTGCGTTTCTGGAAGTAGTTGTGATGCTCCCGATACATCAAAGAATTGATTTGATGACTTTGAAAGATATGTAAGGGTTACTGATGTTCCATTGGAAAGATCAGCAACAATTTCTCCTGTTGCTGCAAATCCGACAGTCGAATCAACATCCAGAACCGTTGATCCTATTGCAACATTATTAAGTAATCTTGTCTTTGGATTAATTGCAAAGTTTCCTTTGATAGATCCTGCAACAGTATCAATATCTCTCTTAAATTCCGCATCAAGACTCAAGACATAGTAATGCTTATCGCCACGAAAGATCTTTTCTACCTTTGTAATCGTTCCACTTGCTGCATCAGAATATTGATTTTTGTTCTGAAAAAGAGTTTTATTGAGCAATAACTCAGGATCACCACTAATTGCTTCAACAACAAGATCATTAGTTACACGATAACCAGCATCTGATGGTATAAACAGGTAATCGCCGGGACGAATTAACTCTACATCTTCACCATACAAAGCACGGAAGAGAATCTCATACGACTGATCTGCACCTTTTGACGCATAAAAGTCTTTTGTTTGCTTTAAAAAGAGATTTTCATTCAAACCTGAGAACAAATCGCGATTCTCAAACCCTGGAGCAATCTGCTTTTTGACTTTTTTGAAAAATTCTTGTAAAAATAGAACGCTTAAATTCTTAACAGTGGATTCACTATCATGTGATGCTGCTTCTGTTGAAGAAAATACGAGTTGATCTGGTTTATTTGTAGCACGATAAGATGATATACCACTAAATCCACGATGGCAACCAGTAAAGGTATTTTCAGTGATACCAGTGTAAGTGATGATTTCAGAATCAATCTGAATGATGCCGTATTGGTCCGGGAACCCCTCTGTACTTGATACCTCGATAGTTGTATCATTTGCGGACACAGAACTCGTCAGAGAAGTGTCTAGGACCAGATTAGTAAGATTATCAAGTTTAACATACTGATCAATATTGGATAAAATATCAGAGGGTAGACTTTGTGAATCCTGGGATCTATAATATGATTTTAAGAACTCACCTGCAAGCGGAAAATCGTTCCCAATGAAGGAAGGCAGTTGACTCTCTACAACCGTGCTGATTTTAACTCTGTTGTTGATCATTGATTTATTTTAACTTCTGATTAGATTTTCTGTGTCGGCACCACTGCTTACTGATACAAATCTTGATCCAGAGATATCAGCACCAGATGAAATGTCATCTTTGACCGTGTTAATGATACTATTATTAATATCTAGTTGCAAATATAACTCCTGTTTTCCGATCACGTCGTTGGAGAAAGGTTTTATAGAAAACTCAATAATTGGACCCTGAGAATTGGTTTTTGATGTCTCAGTAATACGAATCGGGTCAATTAAAATCTCACCTTTAAAGTAATCAATTGTTCCAACAGACTTTAAAACTATTCCTGCTTGTGTAGTCTCATCAACCTTTAAAAGGAAAATTATACCAGTCAAGAGGTCTGCATTTGGTGAATCTGAAAAATAAACAGTATCCGAGATTCCACTAATCTTAAATCCTGAGGTTTTTAGGTTAAATCCATCTGGATTTACGTTAAATCTGTTACCAAAACAGATCTCATACTCTGCAAATGAACTTAAAACTGGAGAAAGGTCTCTGCGAATTGAAATGTTTGTAATATTTGACGTAATTGCATCCGAACTATCATCAATAACCTTCGTAAATTTACTATATTTGAACTTTGCTCCATACTTATTGAGTTCAGACGAGTTTGAATATTGATCAATAGAGTCAGAAACTGTCGATTTTATAGCACTTGGATTAGATCCTAATGATGGATCGTAGAAGACAGTTGAATTAAACTCAACATAAACAAATTTTACATCAAGAATGGTGGGAACAATACCAGCAATTCTATACTTTTTAAGTTCATCTATCAAATTATCCTTGATTGATGTCGATAAAAACTGTCCATTAATGGGTTTAATGGATACATAAACTCTTCCATAGTTTGGCGGATCCAATTCTTCACCACCAAATACAGATACAGATTCTGCATCAGGGTAAATTGATGGAACCAATGTCTCATAATCTGCTGAAGTGACTGCTCTGTTCTGTGCGGAATACAGGCGAGTTGCAAATTTACGAACCGAATCTACGGATTCAATCTCCTGACCACCAGTTGCAGACGAATTTGCAGTTAATGCGGAGATATCTGATGTAACTAATGTGCCATTATTATCAAAAATTCTTCCTGCAAACGAGAATGATGAGATTCCATTTGCTTCTTCTCCGTTATTGACAAGGTAACTTGCAGAAATAACGTTCTCATTGTCTAATTTTTTGCCAAAAACTCCATCTCCGAATAATAATTCATATCTCTCATCGGAGATTTCTTGAATAAAGTAGACTTTTGAGTCTTTTGTGACGTTAAAGAGGTCACTTTTGAAATTATATTGACTAAATGACGTGTCTTGACTCGTTGGAAACACCTTTATGACAAGATTTGAAGTGTCAATGTTGGGATTTCCAAGAATAAACTTCTGATTTGGTATATTTGTGTCAACTGTAAACTTTTCTGTGACGTAATTTCCTTCAAATATCGTAATATTACTAAAAGTTGCAACTCCATTTATGATTGGAACGGTAATATCTGCTGGAATTGCAAATGCAAATGAACTATTTCCAAATCTTTGCGATGATGTTGCAACAATTCCTGCTTTAAGTGTTAAGGTAAGTAAAGATGTCTGTCCAACGTTGACAGTAAACGTTACATTTGCCTTTGCTGAGGTTCTTGAACGAGGAGTATAACCTACATTTCTCGCAAGAGATACAATATTTTCTCTCAGTGTTGCAGAATCAATGAAAACTTCATTGCTGAGCAAGTTCGCATTGTATGATGAGATGTATGTATTATATGCAAGTACATCAAAAATCACAGAGAGATTTGAACCCTCAAAGTCATAATCAGTGAAATTTGAATTGGACTTAAGATAGTCTTTTATTGATATCCTGACTTGATCAAAATCTAAGTTGGCAAACTTAACTAGTGGCATTTATCTACCTGGTTTTAACTAAAGGAAATGAGAGTTCTTGTTGTGTTGGCTCAATTCCAACGATTGTATACTCTATAGTTGCATAAAATCCATTGAGTTCAGCGTCTGGTTGTACCGTAACATTCGTCAAATTAACTCTTGGTTCATAATTTTTAATTGTATTTTCAACATAAGATGCAACCTGTGCTGCCGAAATATTGTCAATTATGTCAAAAAGAGATTGAGAAAGGCCCGTTCCAAGGTCAGGTCTATAAAATCTTTCACCAGGATTAGTCAAAACCAAATTTTTAACTGCCTGAGCAATTGCCTTTTCATTTTTTAAAGCAATTAAGTCATTAGTCAGTGGATTATCTTGAAAGGACATACTAATATCCTTAAATCCCACTGATTTTAAAGTTTGAACCTCGACGGGCATTGATAAAACACTACATTTTAATGATATTTATTACAGTAAAAACTAACTTTTTCACTCAGAAAGTGTTTCTTGATTATTTTCGTCATTATTTTCTTGTTTTTCTCTTAAATTATCTCCCACAACCTCACGAAGTTCATTTTTATTAGTTTTTCCACTCCAATAATCGGTAATTAAGTTCGTTGTTCCCCACATTTGATACATATACTCCTTATTTCTATCTGGATTTGGTTGAATTGCCATGAGATTTCTCCTTTGAGAGTTAATTTTGCTTTTCTTCTGGCGTTTCCCAGAAATATTCGTCAGTATCACCAAGTCTACCCCATCGAATTCCGTTTTCAACTTGATAATATTTGGTCGAAACCTTGAAATCTGGAGTTTTTGGTTCTTCAGGAGTAATTGAGAGATCATAAATTCTCATTCGATTGTTTGGATACAAGGCAAATTGCCCATTTTCCAACTCAATGCAATTATGAGACTTATGTTCCTCGGGAACTTCACTCACATTGCAATCAATAATGTCAATATCAGGATGAAAATTATCCAAAGTGAACAAATATTCACCTTTCACGTTATTATAGTTACGTGTTCGCAACTCAAAATCCATTGAACCGATAAATTGTTTCTCAATACAACGTATTCCATACCCCATACAATTCCAAAATTGTAGATTTGGTAAATCCATATCCAAAGTAGGAGTTTCGGGTCTACTTAGAAACGCGCTAATGGGCAGTTTATCATAAAGCGCACCGTACTTTGGAAGATAAGTCTCAAAATAAAATGCACGTCCAGGAATTGATTTTGCAGTAATCCAAATACCTTCCTCAAATTCTCCATGTCCGTCTTGATGATCTCGAAGATACTCCTTACGGACATACACCTTCTGAGGTGGTAAGTTCACAACTAACTGACTCATAGAATTCCTTCATGCAACTTATCTATACAAAAAAGACCCCCTAGATCTAGGAGGTCTTGAATGAATTATTTACCTTGTCCTCGATATGCCTTCTTCGCACCGTTGCGACTGGTTGCGGCATACTTCGTGTGCTTCCCCTGTCCCTGTCGAGTGTTCTTGGGATGTGATTCGATCATTGCCGAACCCATCAAAGATTTTTTAATTTTTGCCATTTAAGTTTCCTCCAATTCAATTTCAGCAGCATCAATCTTACCATTATAAACTTCTTCTGACATTTCGTCAAGGATCTCAGCACATTCTTCATGAGTGAGATCCCGATAAATGACTCTACCTTTGTAAAGAATATTAATCATCAAATAATACGAGTCTTCTCATGACCAACACGAATTCTTGGATCACACCAAGTCTCCATACCAAGTTCTTTTGCATCGAGACAGAATGAGACATCCTCTCCACACATATCCTGAACATTTCCAGATTCAAACTGTTGCATCTTTGGAGCAAACCAGGGATACTCCATACGCTCAAAGACTCCATGACGAATCATCACCCATCCAAAACCAGTATAATCAACTGTAAATGGTTTCTTACGCTTTGAAATACTCTCAACAGTTTCATGATTCATCACTCCACCATTCTTACGGAACTCTTCCTCTTCCAACCAATGTGCAACAGATGTTGTGCGACCATCCTCAGTTGCATACCATCCCGCAACAATCTCTCGCTCCTCACCCTCTGCAGGAACTGCAAGATCACAAAGTTGCCAGAACTTTTCAGTACTGAATACAATGTCACTATCAATCCAAAGTTGATAATCATATTCAAGTTTGCCGTCCCATGGAATTTGATTCGGTCCACGAAGAACATTGGCACCAAGAACCTTACAGCGTGCAAAGTTCACCATGGATGAATAGTCCTGTGAAATCTGAATACTCATCTGATTCTGAACCATGTCAAAACAAAGTTGAACAAAGTTCTTCAAATACGTATATGATACTCCACGCCCTGGAAGACAAAAGACAATCTTCTTGCCTCTCATTCTTTCTTTGATTGCCGGAATATCCCACTCTGGCCCCTTATCATTTGTCGGCGGCTTTGCTTTTACTGTAAATCCTTTTGCCATTAATAATTACCTTTTGTTCAGTTCAAGTATACAAGAAATAAAATGATTTGTCAATCTATATTATCGTTGTGAGTAGTATTCAATCTTAAAGTCATCTGCAACATACTCGGTGTGAATGCCACTGATTGCTATCATACCCTGAATGGTTAACAGACTTTTCTCTGCATCTTCTTTCGTATTCAGATCTTCGCAGAATACTACTTTCGTGTTTTTTGCAATAATGCGGTACATACGTCTCCCTTTCGTTCGACTTGTACTTATTTAGAGGAGCACTCCAATCAGTCTGACTGCAATCCACCCCGCAAGTATACACATCGGATATCGCATTATCGGATTCCAAAAGATCTGCCGAGGGTATCTGACCAACCATCCAGCAAACACAACTTTCCAAAAAGACCAATAAGGGGGATTTTTTCTGCGGGAATTTTTTTTCATCTCGGGGTTTTCGGAGGGTCTTTTATACTGGGGGAATTTTTTTTCTTCGTGTTATCTCTCAAGCGTTTTGGGTTCGTTGTAGGTTAGGGTAGTTTGCGTTTTTTATAACGGGGGGGCAACGCCGCGCCGCGTTAACACATAAGGGCATAAAAACACTGCCAAAATAACACTAACTGTTCAAAATGTGGCACGAACGATGACTAAACCGTTCGTGCCCTAAGTGTCAATCAGAACTCAATCTGTTCACTGATAGCATCATTAAGTTTCTGCAATGCATTGTTATTCACTTCTACAACATCAGCAACGATAACATCAAGAATGTTCATGATTTCGCTGCCAGTGTTACCCTGACGAAGCATACCGATTGCAGTTGATTGATTGAACATTGAGAGAGAAAAATATAAGGAACGGATGGTAAGTTTAATGACATTACCAGGTCAAAGAATCAGACGAAGTTGTATTCAGTTTGATTGTGATTGTCTGCTGCTTCCCAATAAGTGTAGAAATCATCCCATGCCTCTTGATTATCAACGAAAGAATCAATGTCCAACTGTTCACAAACAAAATCATATGCCATATCTACATCGGCATTTGTATCATTGACGAAGGACAACATTTGACCCATAACATAATCCCAAGACTGTTGCATTTCGGGGGAGATTGTGAAGATTGGAGTTGCCATTGAGTGAGTGTTAGTTAAGGTGTGTTTGGTAGATAAGAAATAAGAGGATCACATCTCCTCAAACATCTCATCCATCTCAACGTGATTGACGTTCACATCATTGAACTTAACGCCATCAGGTGTTTCGGAATCATCATCATAACGATTCAGAAAATCCTGATAGGAATAGCAACGACGTGCCATGTTGTAGAGACCTTCGTCATTACCAATCCAGAGTGCGACATTCCAGGTTTCATAATTCGTCCAACCGTTATAAGAGGTGTCGGTGAGTTGAGTTTGGTAGGAAGTGGTCATGGGGTCGTGTTGTTTGACTTGAGATAACAATACATCATTTGGAGGGCAGTGCCAAAATCGTGTGCCAGTTCCCCAACTGGTTGAGCAGATGATTAGTTTACATCAACCAGCAAAAACCATACCATCAACAAAAGGAACAACTTCAATCTGATTAGTTTTCATGTTGAAGAAGTTAACGAACCACTCAAATTGCTTCTGGAAGACATACTCACGTTTTGTTCCGCAAGTATAACCAAACTCACCAAGAATTGCATTCAATCGTGATTTAGTGGTTGATGTTTGATAACCTGCATCAAACAGTGTCAGATAATCATCACCAACCTCAGCAATCTTGTGTCCATGAAGACGAACAACAGAGACGTTTTCTTCTGCGTTAAAGTGAACAGAAGTGTTAGCAGATTGCCAGTCTTGATTGTTGTTGATGGCAGCAATCATTTGGGTTTCAATCTTACGCATGATGAGAAAAAAGAGTGGGAAAAGTGTTAAGAAAAAACCGTTAATCAACCAGAGATTTGTTGATAAAAAGTGTTGAAAGCATTGTAATCAGTGTAATAAAATGCCTGTTCTTTTTTGTCCCAAAGTTGATAAGCAGCACACCCAATCTTAAAGTCATAAACAACATACTCATTGTCGTGATGATCAACAACAACGGTGCCTAGTTGTTCTTTAACGAGAGTGTAATCAACCATTGAAAGTGAGGTGAAAGATCTGGGGGTGTGGTCGGGGTGCTGTCCCTTCCACTCCCATAAGATACACGATTTTGGGGTGCTGTGCGGGAATAGTGGACACTTCACCGACTGGCACATCACTTGGTATAGTGGCACTGTGCTTTCTTTGCTGTTACTTTCGGTAGACGAATTTTACCCTGAACCTCATCAATCTCCCTGATAAGTTGCAGAAAGAATGCTCTCTCAAGTCTCTGTGCAGTTGTCATCATGATGTGGTGTTTGGTTGATTCTTTAAAGGACAATTAGTGTTCAGAATGTGAGGACAATACCTTGTCCAGGGTCAGCAATTCTCACATTTTCTTTCTGTTTAACAAACATTTTCTTCCAAGTTGATTGCCCATCAATCTCACCAACGATAAAGTCTACAGTGCGGGACGATACTTTCACCCCTGCCAATCCGTTGAGAACGAGTGAGCAACCAACGGAAACTTCGGAGAAAGGAACAATCATTTGATTCGGTGTTGTTTGACTTGAGATAACAATACAGCATTTTGAGCGCCTTACAACCCCCTTTGTGCTACTTTATGGACTGGCACAAGCACGAAGGGTTTCATACGCCTTCTAGGCGATTCTATAAGGGTCTCAGAGATGTTTCACCAGATGTCTTCACTTAAGTTCTCAACATATGCGTCACAAGTCTCATCACCTTGAAGTAAAAAGAGTTTTTTCCAGTCAATCTGATTGGGTTCAAAATCATTAAATGCTTCAATGTCCAAGGTAATTCGATAACGAGTTTTTTGGGCGAGAGTGTATGGAGACATTGGATTCCTTTGCGTGACTAACATATAATACCCGAAATCCATTGCAGTGTCAAGGAATTATAAGGGTGCGGGCATAACGATTATTTATGAAATGTGGGGGGTTTATGAGACTTTCTGTGTGGTCTTATGTTGACAAAACCCGCGCTCGATGTTATGCTCGCCAAGATCACTATAAGAATCGACATTTATAAGAGGTTTATAAGAACATTAGATCACTATAAGAATCGACATTTATAAGAGGTTTATAAGAGGTTTATAAGAACATTAGATCACTAAGAATCTGAGGGTTCTTAAGAACATTAGATCTCACATTTACAAGAGGTCTATAAGAACATAAAGAGTCAAGTATTACACTATACATTACAATAAATCAGACATTTTACACTATAGCACATCATCATTTTCCCGTTGTAATGTAACACATTTAATCTACAATCTCTTTACACTATACTACAACATAATGAAACTCTTTACACTATACTACATAGACCAGTTACATTATACTGTAATGTATCATCTATGAAAACACATCCACATCATCATGATTACGACATAACAAAGGAAGGTAAAATCTTTTCAAGAAAAAAGAATCGATTCTTAACAGCATATATTGATGGAAACGGATACGAACGTGTCTCTCTCTACATTAAAGGAAAGGGTGGAAGAGCATTCTATGTCCATAAGTTAGTCGCGGAAACATATATTGAGAATCCATTAGATTACAAGTACGTTGCACACAGAGACGAGAACAGAAAGAATAATCACGTAAACAATTTGTTTTGGAGAAAGACAACACGATCCCCTACAGAACAACAACTTTACTTAGAAAAGAATAAGATACTTCAATATAAGAAATTTTTAGAAGAACATGGTTACATTGTATTGGATCAAGTACAAGCAAGAAAAGTAATGGATAGAATTCGACAAACATAGTTGAGCATGTATATGTGTGTATATACGTGTACGTGTGAATCTAGTTGTATATGTGTGTATATACGTGTACGTGTGAATCTAGTTGTATATGTGTGTATATACGTGTACGTGTGAATCTAGTTGTATATTTCATTAATTGTGGGCATCACAATCGTATAAAGATCTGGGGATGATTTACAAATACTGGATACAGCAGCACGATTTGATTTAATACTCGGAACAATACATTCGACTCCATTAATATACATCTTATTCGTTCCTTCATTAATATAAATCTGATTATCATTGACATTGGTAACATAACCGCCATCACCAAAATCAATCACAATACATTTCACTCTTTCTTTCTGATCATAAGAGAATACATCACATGTTCCATTCACAACTGTATTGTAATAAGTGTTATGAACTGGAATGAACAATAGGGGCAGAAGATAGATCATAATCCTCCAAGTTGTGTGGGGCATTTGGTCACAACAGTTGCAATTGCGATGACCTTAATGTTATCAGACCTTTCAATCACTTCCTTGACATTATCACTTCCATACTTTTGATTTGCATCAGTATATGCTAAAAGTACCGACTTCAGAACATCATTATCTGCTCTGCGATACTTACAAAAATCAGTTGCAACGGAGTTGAGTAATGTGATGAGCGTAAGTTCAATCATCTTTTACGTCCTCACATCTCTTGTAGAAGACTCCATCGACATAGCAAGATTTTTCGGAAGCATAATACCGAGTTCCTTCGATTGGAGTTGTCTCGCAAAGAACAATCGTATTAAAGCAAAGTGATAAAAGTCCGGGAAGAAAGGAGTACATTTAATCAAACACAGGTCTTATAGAATACTTATCACGGATCTCTCGAAGAAGTTTTTTTGAATCACCGTAATATCCCATATGATACCAGATACAGTCAATATATTGCAAACTTTCACGGTCGAATGAAATCTTGTCATCACAGTAACGAACAATTTCATCAGGAACTCTGACCTTTGGATAGTAATCAGGAACGGATGGATTGCTCACATAAAATGGTATCATTTGCCGCCTAATCCAAAATCAGAG